TTTGAGTTTCACGAAGAACGTCGTCGGAAAGAAGAAGCAGAGCGGGAGCGCGAAGCTGCTATTTCGTACGCTGAAAACCAGAAAAAAGAGGCTGAGCGACTCCGCAAAAACCTCGATGATGGGACCGGCGTTCTGGTAAACGAGGCCAAAGCCCGTGTGGCGTCTGAAATGAGCAACGCAAAACGCGCATACAAGGAAGCCTATGAAGCGGGCGATCCTGACGCAGTGCTCGAAGCGCAGATGGCGTTGTCAAAGCTGCAGTTTGAGGCGGATCGGGTAGAGAATTGGAAACCCGCGCGCCCCGCCGCACCACAAGAACCAGCTCCAGCCCCACAAGCTCGCCCCAACATCCCTAAACCGGATCGCAGGGCGCAAGAATGGGTCGCTAACAACGAGTGGTTTACAAACGACGCGGGCATGCAACGCTATGCCTTGCTCATACACGAAGAACTACTCGAGTCTGGCGTTGATTCTACGTCGGATGTATATTATGGTAAAATAGACGAGGCTATGAGGGCTCGTTACCCAGATCGCTTTACGGACGTGGAACCCGAGGTTCGACAGCCACAACGTAAGGCTGGCTCCGTGGTGGCCCCGGGTGGTAGAAATACCGCCGCACCGCGCAACAAAGTTGTCGTTACCTCATCGGAGGCCGCAATCGCCAAGCGCCTCGGATTAACCGTCAAAGAATACGCGGCGCAAAAGCTGAAGGATATGCAAAATGGCTGATCGTAAACCGCGCACAACGGAAACCCGTGAAGCGGGGGAACGCCGTAAACCATGGAAGCGGGCGTCTATGCTACCTACCCCCGAACCACGAGCCGGACTCTCGTTTCGTTGGATTCGCACGTCTACATTGGGTAGTTCAGATATGACAAACGTTTCGGGTCGTTTCCGTGATGGCTATGTGCCTGTAAAGGCAGAAGACTATCCTGAGCTACACATCATGTCAGATATTGACTCCCGTTTTAAGGACAATATCGAAGTTGGTGGGTTGTTGCTTTGCGCTATCCCGACCGAAAAACGAGACGATCGCATCTATGGTCAGCTTGAGTCTGCACGGAATCAGGCCGAATCTGTCGATAGAAACTATTTGCGTGAGTCTGACCCGCGTATGCCCATGCTCAGACCGGAGCGTAGCTCGCGCTAATCATCTGGTAAGGAGCACTGCCGCTCTTTACTGAAATAGTAAATGAATCTGGAGGAAGAGCAAAATGGCTACTACAGCTGCTCCCTACGGCCTAAAGCCGGTAAAACGCGCTGATGGTATGGCTTATGCTGGGGCTACGTCTCAGTACTTGATCGACCACGCTGGAGAGGCAACAAACCTCTTCAACGGTCAAGTCGTTCATATCGGCGCCGATGGCTACATCGCACTCTCAACTGCAACGGGCGCTGATGGCACGACCAACGCATTCCCAACAGGCACAACCCTTACTGGTTCGCTTGGTGTGTTTATGGGTGTCGAGTACGTTGACGCAACTTCTGGTCAGTTGACCTTCTCGCAGTACTACCCATCTGGTACTGTCGCTGCGTCTGGTACAGCCATTAAAGCGTTCGTCGTTGACGATCCAAATGTGCTGTTTCAAGTGCAGGCAGACGGCGCTATGGACCAATCTGACATCGGGGCAAACACTTTCTTTGCCGCTGCTCAGTCTACGTCTACTGGCAACACCAAGACTGGTAACTCTACAAGCGCTGTTGACGCGACTACAGTTACTACCACCGCCGCCTTCCGTATCGTGGCCGCTGCATCACCAATCAGTGATGCGTTCCCTGATCTTTTGGTTAAAATTAACCCCGGCTACAGCAGCATGACTAACGCTGTTGGCCTGTAAGGAGGCATAAAACATGGCTATTTCACGCGCACAGGCGCTTAAAGAACTACTTCCCGGCCTCAATGCCCTTTTTGGTCTTGAGTACGACAAGTACGAAAACGAACACGAAGACATCTATGAGACAGAAAGTTCAGAGCGTAGCTTTGAAGAGGAAGTCAAACTGTCTGGTTTCGGTGCAGCACCAACAAAAGCTGAAGGTTCTTCTATTGAGTACGACAATGCTCAAGAGGCGTTCACAGCTCGCTACACACACGAGACTATCGCTATGGGTTTCGCTATCACTGAAGAAGCGATGGAAGACAACCTGTACGATTCGTTGTCCTCGCGTTACACAAAAGCCTTGGCTCGCGCCATGGCGTACACCAAGCAAGTTAAAGCTGCTTCACTGCTCAACACGGGCTTTGACACCTTTAAGTCTGGTGATGATGTGACGTTGTTCAGCACTGCCCACCCAACAGTGGGTGGCGGTACTAACGCTAACCGTCCGTCGACTGATGCTGACCTCAACGAGACTTCTCTCGAGCAAGCAATCATCGACATTGCGGCGTACACAGACGAGCGCGGTCTTCTTATCGCCGCCCGCGCCCGTAAACTTATCATCCCCCCTGCCCTTCAGTTCGTAGCGACTCGCTTGCTGCAGACAGATATGCGCGTGGGTACGGCTGATAACGATATCAACGCCCTGAAGACCAACGGCGCGATTCCTGAAGGTTACGGTGTAAATCACTACCTGACGGACTCCGACGCGTTCTTCATTACCACAGACATTCCTAACGGCATGAAGCATTTCGTCCGTTCCGCAATGGCTACTGGTATGGACGGCGACTTCGACACTGGCAACGTGCGCTATAAAGCGCGTGAGCGTTACAGCTTCGGTGTTTCTGACCCACTGGGCATCTACGGTTCACAGGGCGCGTAAGCTCCTAGAACTTAAACCACTTTCTGGTTTAGAAGGCTCCGATTCGGCGGGGCTTTCTTTCTGTGTGTACTCGTTGTATAGTTAGTCAACGGGTACAACGTTAGCTTTGTAGACAGGTATATACCCGCCTGACGTTGCATAGACTACAGAGCGAATCCTTATGCAAAGGGTACTAAAATGTCTTCCACTACTTTCTCAGGCCCGGTGACCTCGACCGCTGGTTTTGTTGGCGATATTAAGGTTCCGACATACACCGTTGCTAACGCTCCATCTGCCGCCACCGCTGGCGCAGGTACGCTAGTGTACGTATCAAACGGCGCTGCTGGTTCCGCTATCTTGGCTTTTTCAAACGGTACAGACTGGAAGCGCTCCGATACAGGCGCAACAATTTCTGCGTCATAAAGGGGCTAGACTATGAATAGGTTTCAAGCGCCTTCTATCGAAGAACTCGAACGTCGGGGGCTAAACCCCGACGGCACTCCACTCAAAAAAGTGTCGCCAAAGCCGGTTATGGTTAAAAAACCAGCGCCTAAACAGGCTGCTACAAAGAAGGAGGGCTGACGCATGGCTGGAACCCCATCATACCGTACAGCAGACGCCACGGTGTCTGCTTATGACGCGGCTGCGGTGACCCCCTCCGACTCCGTGGACATCAGGCCCACTCGGGCCTTGTTCGTAGGAGTCGCCGGGAACATTAAAGTCGACATGGCTCTTGGAACCACTCTCACGTTTACGAATGTTCAGGCGGGGTCTATTCTCCCTGTCCAAGTCAAACGTGTGTATTCTACGGGCACTACTGCAACGAGCATTGTTGCGCTCTACTAAAGGTGACCTATGCGAATCGGCTTGAACATGTCCCTCACAGGGGCGGGATCGGTCTCGCCCTTGGCGCTCTATGCTCTTGGAGGCTTAACGCCTTTCTTCGTGAATGACGCTGATGGCGCAAAATATCTTGACGACCTGACGGGCAACAAGAACCTGCATGAAATATGGGACAACGCCAGCACAGGCGCAGCTACCTGCATTGATGCTGACGGCTCTCTCAAGTGGGGCCTGCATAACCTCGTAGACACACGCTTGAATGTCAGCGGTGAGTGGACACCTACTGGTGTCACTGTTGATACGGTTGATACTGCTGCCGAGTTAGTCACTAATGGTACTTTTGATAGTGGCATTAGTGGGTGGACTGACGGTAGCAGTGCAGGCGGGTCCGTATCTTGGAATGCTTCTGGTTACATGGATGTGATCAACACCACAGGCACGGCAAGAAGCAATCAAAACACTGTATCTGTCACAGCGGGTAAAACTTACAGGATTTCTTTTGATGTCGTTGCTAACACATCAGGGGCGGCGGGTCTGTATTTAGAAGACGGCTCTAGCAGCACAGTTGCTCTCAGCGGAGCCTCACCACAAACCTTTGTAACACAGTATACCGCGACCTCTGATTCGCTACGGGTTTCCTTCCGTAATTTTGGCACAGGCACAACGCTGTCCATCGACAACGTCTCAGTTCTTCCTGTGATTTCATCCGGTACAGACTCCGCTGGTGAGAAGCGTTATCTTCTGACTGAGGATACGTCCACGGGGCAACATAAGGTTGTAGAAGGCAGCACTTACACCAGCGGCCAAACTTACACACATTCTTTCGCAGCAAAGGCGTCTGGACGCAGTGTTGTGTCACTTGTACTCGCTACAGCACTCTTCGGAGGTTGTAAGTACACCTTCGATTTAAACGCAGGCACAGCTACACAAGACATTGCAGGCACTAACGACAGTGGCTCTGTCGAAAGCCTTGGGAACGGGGAGTATCTTTGCAAGATAACTGCGGATTGCGTGTCAAGTGGCGGCGGAATTTTAAGTGTCGTTCTTTCAAATGGTTCGACAGGTGTCTACACAGGCGATGGCACCTCTGGCATGTACGTCTCACAGGCTACTGTTTATCAGTCGAGTGTAGGCCCCCGTGCTAACCTTTCGACGGATACTTCTGGAACTTTTTCTTTTGGGCAGGCAACTACTACAACTGAAGATTTGGTTAGTGGCGCGACGTATCTCTTGCAGTATACTATTTCGGCTTCTAGTTACACAGGCTCTCTTTTCCTCAGTCCTCCACAGGGCCCTTTCCCCTATCAGACTTTAGACAAGACTGTAGGAACCCACTCATATATTTTAACTGCGGAAGATACAGACAACTCAAGTCCCGGCTTTTTTCAATTAGGTGGTGGTGGCACGCCAACTGGGTCTATTACGTTCTCTGAAATATCCTTGCTTTCGACGATACCTCAGATGCAGAAGTCCACTAAGGACAACGCTTTGTTCATGGAGAACGAGACCGGGGCAGCTAAGTACGCCCTGCGGGTAGACCACTCGAGC